GGAGTGGTACCAACCCTAACATTTACCCAACAACCACAGAATGCAACAGTTAATGCTGGTCAGACTGCCACATTCACAATTCAGAAAGAGGTATTACCAGAAGACGGACCTGTGGCATATCAGTGGTATAGATCTACTGATGGTGGATTCGCATTTGCTGCTATAACTGGTGCAACAACTGACACATACTCAGTTACTGCACTCTCATATATGACTGGTTACAAATTCCGTTGTAGGATCGCTGGACCTGTAGGTGCACCACAAGCAGCAAGTAACTCACCACTAGATTCTAACGCAGTAACATTGACAGTTGCTGGTCAAGGAGACGGTGGAAGCACAAATAATAGATTCGATAGCACCTCATCTACTCTCGACTCTACATTACAAACTTATGATGGCACCTAAATAACACTGTAAAGACTACTATCATGGCAAAGCAAACCCTCAATATTGGATCGTCGGCAAACGATGGGACTGGTGACAGTCTGAGAGATGGTGCTATCAAATTGAATAGCGTCATCGATGAGTTGTATACTAACCTCGGTAACGATACCAATCTACAGATTAATGTAGGTACTCCTGCACAAGACCAATTACTTAAATGGAATGGTGCTCAGTTTGCTGAGGGGTCATTTAATAAGTTTACAGAAGATGTAGACGTTGGTGGTCATAAAATTATATCAGCAAACAATGGCGATATAGTAGTCCAACCAAATGGCAGTGGAGACATTCATCTCTGGGCTGGTGGCACAGGATCTGCTTTAACTTACATTGATGGTGCTGATGGTAAACTAAAATATAGTAATCACTTCCCTACAACTGGTGATCTCCCTGATGCTGTTACTCATCATGGTATGTTTGCATATGTATCTGGTGATGGAGCAGCGAGATATGCTACTAGTAGTGGTTGGAAGAAGATTATAGGTGAGGATCACAGTCTTGGTGATCTCGGTGACGTAGATATGACAGTAGGTGGAGGTCCTAGTGATGGTCAAGTTATTAAGTGGAATGCTGGCAACAGTGCATGGGAGCCTGCAAACGACGATTCATCAGGTGGCGGTGGTGGTGGAACCACTCAAAATCTATTTGAAGGAATCGCTGCTGACACTGGCAGTACTACTGCTAGTGCTCCTACTGATGTGCTTACAGTTGCGGGAGGCACTAATATTGCGACTTCAATCGCAGGAGACACCCTCACAATAAACATGACAGGGGCATTGGGTGATGCAAACCAGAATGCCTACGGAGTAATAGGAAGTGACTCAGGAAACAAAACCGCAAGCAGTACAACTGCTACTATTAACATCATTGGTGGGACTGGTATTAGTACTGCTGTCAATGGAGATAATCTCACAATTACAAATGACTCTCCTAATGTCGAGCAAGTAACGTATAGGACAATCACAGGAGACAGTGGTACTACAACTGCTGCCCTCGCAACTTCTTCTCTTAGTGTCGCTGGTGGCCAGGGTGTAACAACTGCTGTAACTTCAAACACAGTAACGGTTAACGCTGATGTCTACCTAGGTAACACAGCACAGAATAATAACAACCTTATTTTCAATGGTACCTCTTGGGATGCCACAGTATCACCTACTATAGGATTTAATTTCACTGGACCTAACAATAGTGTTTACAGAGTAGCAGGTGGTGGTGTTGATCCTTCTACAGACAACCCAACAATATATGTCTATAGAGGATTCACATATAGGTTGAATAATACTACAACAGCAGCACACCCTCTTGCTCTCAGACAGACAGCAGGTGGTACAGCAGTGACTGAAGGAGTAACAGGAGATCAAGAAGGAGTCCAGTATTGGACAGTCCCAATGGATCTATCTCCTGGCACAACTTATGTTTATCAGTGCACAATGCACCCAGCAATGGTAGGAAACTTAACGGTAGTCTAGTATGTCAAGAACAGTCCCAGGTAGCGGTGCTCAAATTATCCCAATATTCAATAGTATATTTGGGGTAAGGGATGTTTATGTGCAAGCAAAAGGAAGTGGATATGACCCTAATGATCCACCAAGACTAAGGGTTGAGAATTGTGGTACTCCTATAAGAGACGCAGTATTAAGAGCAGTCATTGAAGGTGACTTAGGTGAATTGACTGCTGTAGAAGTATTAGATCCAGGTGAAGGATATGATCCATTACGTCTTAAGATAGAAGATGATAATTCTGATGGATCTGCTGCTGGTAAGATCTTCCTTAAAGATGATGGTGGTATAGATTTCATCCAGATGACCACACCTG